GGATTCACCAACCAACAACAACAGGAGGAAATGTGCCACAAGAACCACGGTTCCGCGTGCTCCAGAATGTCGGGGCGCCTCCACAGACATCTGGTCGAAAGCGGCGATGGGGGCACCTGCCGCTAGACGACATTGATGTCGGTGACATGATTGAACTCCCCATGAGCGAGGAGCAATCAAGCCAGACGATTTCAGCTTTGAGTAGCTATGTCTGGAGGTTGTCGAAGAAGTCGAACAAGAAGTTTTCCGTAAAGAAAAACAACATTGGAATTGGCATCTGGAGGGTGTCGTAATGACTATTGAAATTCACAAAGGTATCCCCGCCCCAACAAGAGGGTTGCATGGATACCCAATCATGGAGCTAGAGGTTGGAGACTGCTTCTTCGTGGACGCTGAAGCCGACACAGAAGAGGGCACCACAGTTGGTAACACACTTCGTTCGTTTGTGTCTCGTCAGCACAGGCGTCTTCGTGATTCGGGTGACTCCCGTAGGTTCCGCGTTTCTCGTTACAACGATGAGACCATTGGAGTGTGGCGCGTACAATGAATGTGACCAACCAGTACGGTGCGCCGGAACAGTTTGTTCGCGCTATTCAGAACGACGGCTACACCAAGGGGGAGGCAGACTTTAGTGCTACTGGCCTAATTCGCCCCCCACAAATCAGCCGACTCGAAGCTGAGCACGAAGACAAGCTGTCTACCGACGTTGCTGACAGCCTCTTTGCGCTGTTAGGTACTGGTGTTCACGCTGTACTTGAAGGCCATGCACCGGAGGAAGCACTGGTGGAACAGCGATGGTTTGCGGATATGGATGGCTACGTTGTGTCAGGGGCTATCGATCTCTACCACGAAGGCCATGTCACCGACTACAAAGTGACAGGCACCTACAGCACGATGGTAGGCAAGCCGGAGTGGGAGCAACAACTCAACATTTACGCTTGGCTATTGCGTCAGAACGACATGCCAGTTGAGTCGCTAACCATCTGTGCAGTGTGCCGGGACTGGTCTGCAAGAAAGAAGAACCCTCATCCAAAGAAGTCTAACCGTAAGTATCCTGACTCGCCTATTGTGCAAATCGACGTACCGATTTGGTTGCCACGCCGTGCAGAGGATTTTGTGCGACAGCGTGTTGAGCTTCACTCAAGCGAGTCAGTGGTGCCTTGCAGTGATGAGGAGCGATGGAAAAGAGGTCCAAGCTACATACGATGTGAAACCTACTGTTCGGTTTCGGACTTCTGCCCACAGTACAACGATCAACTAATTATTAGTGAAAGGAGGTAGTAGCGTGAGCAAAGAAGCAACAGCCGCAGAGATCTGGCAAACGTTGTCCAAGCTTAACGTAGACGAGCATACGGAAGACAGGAACGGTCTGTCGTATCTGTCATGGGCTTGGGCTTGGGGCATAATGATGAACAACTTCCCCACCATGAAGGTTGCTTGGCACGGTGACGGCGAGCATCTCGACCACATCGTCTATCCCGGCGGCACAGCCGCTGTGTCTTGCACCGTATCGATTGGTTCGGTCAGTCAGCATATGTGGCTTCCGGTGATGGACTACCGGCACAAGGCGATTGCCAATCCAGATGCTAGGTCGATCAGTGATGCAAAGATGAGATGCATGGTCAAGTGTTTCGCATTGTTTGGTCTTGGTCACTACATCTATGCCGGTGAGGACTTGCCGCCCGGAGAAAACAAAAAGGCAGAGAAAAATAATTCTAAGGCTGCACCGAAGCCGAAAGCAAAAGCAAAGGCGAAGGCCAAGCCAAAGCCAAAGGCGACGGAGCCAACGAAGGAAAACGGCGATGAGGTTTACGCGCAGGAAATGCTTCGCACTGTGAAGTCTCTTGCAAACCGTCTGAACAAAGAGGGGTGGGAGCCTGACGCCGCATTCAAGAAGCGAGTCAAAGCCGCAGTACAGGCCGCTGACGTAGATGAACTCAAGGCGGTATTGCACGACATGGAAGCAGTAGGAAACCCAGCACTTCAACTATCAGGAGAGATTCAGTAATGACAGGTTTTAAGGCAGGACCGAAGCAGGACTTTGCATTCTTTAAGAACAAGTATGCAAAGACCGAACGCCACCCCTCCGAGGTCGGTAGCATTGAGATCGAACGCGAGTTCCTCAAAGCGATGGTCGAGCAGGCAAAGACGGGCGTTATGCCAACCCTGAAGGCCGCGCTGTGGAACCGCACGTCACAGAAAGGCGTGGAGTACCGATACGTTCGACTTGAGGTTGCACCGCCGAAGGATGGGGCTGTTGTCCCCGACGAGCCTGAAGAGTCGAACACGGTGGCGCCGGATGACAACGGCGACGACATGCCGTGGTAGAGAGGAGGAGTATCCTTGTTCGTCTGCCCCCTGCGACAAAGCAGGGGGTGGATGAGCACTCTGAACGTTTAGGGTTAAGCAGGAACCAGTTTATAGTCGATGCGGTTGAGCTATATCTGGAGCACATTGCAAAAGACCGCACACCAGTCAGGGATGTCTGGTGGAAGTAAACACTCAACCAAAGGAAATTACAATGAAAACTACCCCCGAAAGGGTTACGCCGGAGCAGTTTAAAAACTGGATCTTTGATCCTCCGGCAGGGCCAAGACTCGTAAGCATCACTCCTGACATCGCCTACGAAGCGCTGATCTATAACGATGAGAACCATCAGCGCCCATTATCTCAGGGCACCATCAGTGAGTATGCTCGCAGGATGGCAACTGGGTGGCCGTTGGTACCGGCTCCGATTGTTTTTGATACCGAAGGCCGGACGCAGGATGGTCAGCACCGCCTTAACGCTGTTGTAGAAAGCAATAAGACGTTGGACGCTTGGTGCTTTTTTGGTGAGCCTGTCGAAAACTTTCCGTACTACGACATCGGCAAGAAGCGTAGCCCTAGTGACATCTTCGCGATTAACGGCATCAAGAACTACACACAAGCCGCCGCTGTGGTGCGTAAGGTGTATCGGTACTACGGAGGTACTAAGCAGGACCATCCTACGAATGGCTTAAGGAAGCCTTCAATCAGGACTCCGCAGGAAACGTACGAATACTACTTGGCCTTGGGTGCAGAGGAGGTTCAGGCCTCTCTCTCTCACTACTTTAGAGTGAAGAACGCAAAGGTTGCTTGTCCTTCGTCTTGTGCGGCGATGGCGTTTGTTGCAAACAAGATTGACCCTGACATGACAAACGAGTTCTTCTACGGTCTTGCGACCGGAGCGAACTTGGGGCCACGTTCTGTCATCAAGAAGTTGCGCGACGAACTGCTGCGTGGTTCTGGTGTGCATACTTCTCACCATGTAAGTGAGCTTGTCGCTCGTGCGTGGAATGCACGCAGACTCAACCGCCGCAACTTCAGCACCGCCCCGTCAGAGGAAGAAGGTCGCGGCAATCTTACGAAGATGAGATAGCATTGTGAAACCAAAACAGGAGGACAAAGAAATGGAGTTGGTACCAGAGTGGTTAAAGGAGGCCCAGAGCGATCCCCTTCAAACGTCACTGTTTGAGGGGGAGTCCGCTCGGGACGAAGCGGTCGCAAATCTCGACTTGGCTTACGATGGCTGGATAGATTCGGTGATAAAAATAATTTTATCGATTCCAATTTATCAGACGTTCACCACGGACTATCTGTGGGAGCAAGTCGAGACCACGCCCAATGAACCACGCGCCATGGGCGCCGTGATGACGAGGGCAAAGAAGGAGGGCTTGGTGTCCTCTACTGGTAAGTACATCAAGAGCAGGCGCCCTGAGTGCCATGCTCGTCCCGTGATGATATGGAGGCGTACTTAGATGACAAGCAGCAATAACTGGGAGCGTCAGGTTTCACAGGCACGCAAGGTGCCCATCACGACCATGTGTAAGCACCTCAATGTTCAACTTAAAAAAGCTAGCAATGGCACTGATGGCGAAAGCTGGGTTGGAGTGTGTCCGCTGTGTCGAGATGATCCTTACTTGCCCCGTCTTCGTGTTAACCCTCAAGGTGGGTCTGGCACGGGTCGTTACTACTGCCCGGACTGTTCCAGTGCAGGCGATAGCCTTGGCCTTTACATGGCCGTCAAGCGTGTCGGCTTTTCCGAAGCAGTTCGAGAGATTTCCGATGTATTAAATTCAGCCAAGGAAGGTTTGTAATGACTGTTTATGACTGGAGGCGCGTCTAATGGAAGGCAAGACCGATCTGGCAGAACGCCTAGCAAAGGCGCTCTTTAAGAGTGCAGTAGACGAGATGTATGTAGACACAATCTATCACTTTCTTGGTGACGAAAGCAAAGCGCTAACGATGGACGGCTATGACGATTGTATAGCAGGCGTGTTGGAGCGGTTTGGCATGGAGCCAATTGTTGTGTACGACAAACAGCGCGTCCTTGAAAAGCTCATACGGGACGGCGCCACTGAAGAAGAGGCTTACGAGTTTTTTGAGTACAATCAGTTGGGTGCGTGGATGGGTGATGGCACCCCCGGCTTCATCAACTTTGTAAGGAGGTCAGAGTGATGTCGATCTTATGGAACTTGTTTGTAGTGTCCCTTACGGTCGCAGTGATCGCAAGAATTATTTTATTTGTATTTGATAAGGTTTACGACTGGGCCCAACGAGCTATAAAGAGCCCGATGTTCAACTCAAGCTTTGCGGGCAGGGCAATCATACGAGACTGGCTAGAGGACTTAGGCTTGAAGGAAAAGAAGGGCTTCAACGGCACTGCAAAAAACGGTGAGGCGAGGGTGAGTGAATCCATGGCTATGGATGCACTGGCTAACAACCGTGGGCTCCGTCCCGAAACGATAGAAAAGTTCGGTATCACGTTCGACGAGTCATCGCAGACGTACCAATACCGTGATGACGAATGGCCCAACGGAGCGATCCGAATGAAGAAATTCAAGGAACTGGCAAAGTTAAGGAGGACAGACGATGAATGAAGTACTAGACAAAGCCAGTGAACTGGTCAGTGGAGACAGGAGGGATGACTACGGCACCCCCACACTCAACCACGGCGCCACAGCAGACATCTTCAACGCTTACCTACAGCGTCGATATGGTCCGTATATGACCACCGTGAGGCTAGACGCCCAAGATGTATGCGTGTTTAACATCTGTCAGAAGCTGTCTCGCCTTGCGAATACGCCGGGGCACACAGACAGCTTGGTTGACATAGCGGGTTACGCCGCGAACATCGACATGCTAACGTAATTTTATTCTTAACAAAAAAACAAAGGTAAAAAATGCCAACAACAGAACAACATATGCAGAACGGCGCCTTACTGGGGATCTACAAACAGTTTGAAAGTTCTGTCAGGACGATGGGGTCTGCACCAGATGAGCTTGGGAAGCCTCCGATGTCAAACGAAGAGCTGTACGGCTTCTTGCTGGCCGACATAGCTATTAGCTTGCGGCAACTTTCCCAAAGGTTGATAGAAGAAGACCCTTTTGCACAGAATGACGAGCCAAACGACGGATCCATTACGGATTTTATTGCAATACTTGACGCCGAAAAAGATGAAGCGGCGGCACGAGGGCAGAAGGCAACTAGAAATTACCCTGTTCCCGAGTATCGAAGACGAATCCGCAAAGGGCGTCCATACTTCTCTGTCGATGTCATTAACGAGTGGTCCGACCTGTCCTAACGAAGAGTAGCGATTAATACCGCACCCGTTAGAACAGCCGTAGTGTGGCCTAGGAGGCGCTTGGGGAGTGAGGGAGAAGCTTTCGCCCTCCAAG